CTAAGTGATTTAGTATAAATTGATGCTTTCTTTTAAAGCCCCTCTCCCGCAAGGGAGGGGGTCTGTTGAAATTAAATATAAACGCATTACTTTGGAATTGTAGGAGTTACTGTCTCTTAGTTAGCTCACTTTTTGTAGAGAGAAGATGCTTCTATTAGACAAGATAAAACTAATCAGACTTGTCTGAATTAATAAAAGCGATCAATGAAGTTTTAGTGATTAGGTAAAAATTATGGCCCTATCAATAATGGCAACTCCAGTAAACAAAATTTCATATACGCTTGCATCAACTGATGGTAATCAGTCTGTCTCATTATCAGACAGTAAAAACATGAGTGTTGTTTACACGCATGGTTCAGGTGATAGACAAATCACTAATGCTGTGACTGTAACTGGAGTTTTAACTTCCGGGCAGTCTACAGAAATTGATTTGTATTCTATTAATCAAACTTCTTTTGATGCAACAACCAGTGTAGTTTTCACTGGGGTAAAAAATATAACAATATATAATGAATCTACCACAAATGGATATGACTTTGCAGTTCAGGCCACTGGAACAAATGCATGTACAAATTTATTCAATGGAGGAAGTGGCAACCTTTTGGTAAAACCCTATTCAGCATTTACATACAACGACCCATTTACAGGAGTTTCTGTAGACTCCAGTCAGAGATATATCCAATTAGCTGATCAGGGATCTGGTGTTACTTATAGATTAATTGTACTTGGCTTAGATTAGGAGTTTGACATGAATTCAAAAGCATTTAAATTAAACGCTGCTGACTTAATTGCACTTGGCAAGAATGCGGCACTTGTTGGTGCCGCAGCAGGGCTAACTTATGTTGTACAGAATATTGGTGCTGTAAATTTCGGAACCGCTGGTCCTCTTTTTGTTCCTATTATTATGGTTGGCCTTGATACCGTTATTAAGTGGCTAAAAGATAATACAAAGTGAGGCAAAAATGGAACCATTAATTGGATTTGGAATGTTATTATTTTGTGCTTGGAATGGTTTTCAGGCATCAACTGTGGATGGATTTGATTTCACTACGCGATGGTATGCACAAACAATTATTAGCGGACTAGGAGGGCTTTATATTATGATTCCAGAGGTTAAGAGAATATTATCTAGTCTTGGCGATAATATTCCATCACCGCCAGACTATTCCGAAAAGTATCAAAAGGATTTTGAATGTCTTTCTTATCTAAGAGATAGATGTATTGAGAGTGAAAGTAAAGAAGGTTTGGATTTAGTTATTCAACTAAACACGATTTTATTCAAAAAGACTTTACCGTAAAAGGACAAATGATGATAAAGTATCAACACATTACAAATATCCTTTTAGGATTATTACTGATATACTTTGCGTCGTCTTTTGGTTTTTCAGCCAAGTTAGTTCCTGAACCAATTGCCAAGAAAACTGTAGCTACTGAAACTCCAGAACTTAAAAAAGTTACGGAAGAGTTCAATAAAATCGAATCCAAAGACGATAGAGTACTTATTTACAAGCTATTTGCTGGAGCGGCAGAATATCTCAATAATTGTCAGACAATGACTGAAACATCACAATTTGATCCACTTCTCGGTAAAGTACAAACATCGTATGGATGGGATCGCGAAAGGTACTCAGCTTTTACGGATGTTGTTTCTGACTACCTTATTAGCATGGATTATGAAACGCCTAAAAAATTGGAAACTAAAGATCAACGTAAGGATTTCGCAAAAATCTTTCAAGGTTTAGCAGAGGCAACTAAGTATGAGTGATCTATCGCATTTGGGAGGATGGGTAAATGATCCGAAAGGCGTAGATCTAGCAATGCAAGATCTGCCCTTTCCAGTATTTTCTATGCAGCATCAAGCAATCAAAGGCACTGGTGCTGGAAAAAAAATGTTATTGTATGATATCATTAGAAAAGTTGCTGGAACATTTCCTGTTCGTACACAAAAAATAGGAGACTGTCTCAATGGGTCTGCTATGGTGAAAATGGCAGACGGGTCTGAAAAACCGATAGCCGACATAAATGTTGGTGATATTGTAATGACTCCTCAAGGTAATTTAAAATCTGTAACAGAAATCATTAAAAAGCCTTTTGTTGGCAAAATGGTAAAAGTATCTGTTAAGGGGTACAATAGATCTGTAACATTGACTCCTGATCATTTATGTATGACTCTTCCAAATTTTAGAAGAGGTAAAAAAAATAACAAAAGTCTTATATCATGGACTCGTGCGTCTAATTTAGATATTGGCGATAAGTTTTTAATTCCAAAAACATCATCACATCTAGATATTGAATACGATCTAGCAGACCTATTACATGTTGAAACAATAAAAGAAGATTCCGATTTTTGTTCAATGAGAACAGCTCCTGTTCCTTCTGGAAAAATCAGAGCTAAAGGTTCTAATAAAGATGTAAATAGATATATAAAGTTTGATGAGGCATTAGGATGGTTAATAGGCATCTATGCCGCAGAAGGCAGTCATGACGAATCAAGAATCACTTTCAATCTTTCTCATGACGAAACAATACTTGCAAAAAAGATATGTACATATGTTAAAAATATATTTGGCATTGAATGCAGTGTTTATCAGGTGCCTTCAAAGCCAACAGTCTTGTATGTAAGAATCAGCAATAAACTCGTATCAGAATTTATTTATCAATTATGCTGTGGCAATACATACACTAAAAGACTAGATAGAAAACTCTTAATTTCAAAAGAAAGCGTTAAACTTGGAATTTTAGCCGGTTGGATGGATGGCGACGGTCATTTAGGAAAGATCGGAGTAAGTGTAAACGAAGATCTGATTAATGACATGTTTAATATTTCTATTTCATTAGGCATAAACGCAACAATAGTTAATAGAAAGCCAAGAAACGCAAGTAAAAAATCATACGCCTTAAATCTAAATACAGCATCTATATATGAAGTAGCTAATAGATATGCATTAAAAACATCTCATAAATGTATGATGGATCTAGGAAAAGCCGCAACTATCAAATCTATTGAATATGTAGATCCAGAATCTAATTTTGTATACTGCATTGGTGTTGCAGATGATCATGCTTTTATAGCAGACGGATTTGCTGTTCATAATTGTGTAGCTTTTGGTGCTGCCGGTGCTGTTGATGCTGTTAAGTGCGTGGATATTTATCTTAAAAAAGAACCAGAGTTATGGGTGGCTGAAACTGCTACAGAAGATATCTATTGGGGCAGTAGAAATGTTATTGGCAAAGGCAGATTGGGCAATGGTGACGGTTCTCTTGGAGTATGGGCTGCAAAATACATTAATCAATATGGATCAATTCCAAGAGGTAAATATGCCAATATTGATTTGACTGAGTATAGCGGGTCTAGATCAAAGACTTGGGGTAATGCCGGATATAAATTACCTACAGAATTTGTAGATATCGTTAAAGAACATCCAGTTACTACTATTTCTCAAGTTAATTCATATGAAGAGGTTAGAGATTTAATCTTTAATGGATACTCTGTAACTATTGCTAGTAATCAAGGATTTTCCTCAAAACGAGATAGCGAGGGTTTTGCAAAACCGTCAGGGAGCTGGGCACATCAAATGTGGATCTGTGCTGTTGATGATGAATATAAACGTCCCGGAGTTTGTGTTCAAAATAGCTGGGGTATCTGGAATGGAGGTCCAAAACGTCACGATCAACCAGATGGATCTTTCTGGGTCGATGCCGATAGTATTGAACGATACGTTCTAAAAACGGGCGACTGTTGGGCGTTTAGCGGATATGTCGGATTTAAGCCACAAAAACTTAATACGAGGATTATCTGATGAAAAAAAGCACGTTTCTATTACTATTGCTTCTCATTGCAGTTTTTATTCCATCTATAAATACTGATCTTGAGCTTGGTGGTAAGAAAGCATTTTCTATTGATATTGCTAAAAGCGAAGGTTATGTGGCATTTATTGTGAATGGAGATCAAGGAAGTGTTGACAATGAAACAGATACTATTACAACATGTGAATGCAATGGCGAAAAAGTGATTGAGCATGGAGATGGCCACAAAACACCATGCCAATGCATCAACTCTGGTGACGGCGTATGTCGTTGTGAAAAGACTGTTCAGCCATCATTTATTGGAGTCCAAGTCTTAGCAATAAAGCCAAAAAAAAACATCATATGCTTTACTGCCGATTGGTGTGAACCCTGTCGAAAATTTAAAACAGGAGAATTACCAAAACTAAAAGAGGCAGGTCTATCAGTTGGTGAGGCTAAAAATGGCTTCCGAGAAGATATAGAGCTTGTTGACATAGATAAGTATCCTAATCTGTGGGAAGCTTATAAAAAGAACTCTACTGGCATCCCCTGCTTTGTTATTCTAGATTCGCAGAGAAAAGAAACGTTTCGTGCCAACGGATACATTCCCGGAATGCATCAAACTTTGCTGAAAGCCTTCAATGAGGCCAAATGAATATTTTGATATTGTTCAACAAATATTCTCAGAAGATGGATTGACAATTGGGCCTTTAAGGATACAATGTTCTGAAGCCTTGTCGGTTCAAATTAAAAGTGTAGAGTCCGGAATCAAAATAATTTTTTCTGACCGCAAGCCAAAAGTAACACTGCAAAAAATTATAACATTTTCAGTGTCTATAAATGCCATCCATTTTTCTCAGAATGGAGGTGTGTTAGAAATAGATCATTTTCCAGATCTTCCTTTCTCGTATAATCAAATATTAAAATAAATATGGTTGATAGATATGCCAGCAGAAATAAAAAACTGCTGGTATTTTTTTCCGTTTTGAAGAAAGTTGAATATGCAAGTAGTTAAGAGAAATGGTAAACACGAGAATTATAACGTTGAAAAAATTCATCAAGTATTAGAGTGGGCAACCGAAGGCATTAATGGCGTATCATTTTCTGACATTGAGATGAATGCAAATCTCTCGATTTATGATGGCATTGGTACTCAGGAGATTCATCAAACCTTGATCAAATCGGCAAATGATTTAATATCAGAGCAATCTCCAAATTATCAGTACGTTGCGTCAAGACTGCTTAATATGAATTTAAGAAAACAGGTATGGAATTCTAATACCCCACCTGACTTTCTACATTTTATTCAAGTAAAGATTGATAATGCTGTTTATGATCCAGCCATTTTAAACAAATGGTCAGTAGACGATATAAATAAAATTGCGTCCTATATCAACCATAAACGCGATGACCTGTATACTTACTCTGGCCTACAGCAGATGGTAGATAAGTATCTTGTTAAGAATCGTTCAACTGGTGAAATTCATGAGACACCACAATTTGCATATATGCTTATTGCTATGTGTCTATTTGATAACGTAAAAGAAGTCAAAGACGCCTATGATGCTTACTCTACCTTTAAGGTAAACTTGCCAACTCCTATCATGGCTGGCGTCCGCACTACGATTCGCCAGTTCGCCTCCTGCGTCCTTGTAGATGTTGGCGACGATCTTGATAGTATCTTTGCCTCAGTCCACGCAGTTGGACGCTATACCGCACGCAGGGCTGGTATTGGCCTTAACTTTGGCCGTCTACGTCCAATCAATTCGCCAATCCGTGGTGGAGAAGTAATTCATACGGGCTTGATTCCTTATCTGAAAACTTTTGAGTCCACTGTCAAGTCTACTTCACAAAATGGCATAAGGGGGGGAAGTGCCACGGCTCATATTCCATTCTGGCATTATGAAATTGAAGATATTATTGTTCTCAAGAACAATGCTGGCACTGACGATAATAGAGTAAGAAAACTTGACTATTCTATTCAGTTTAATAAACTGTTCTATGAACGGCTAATAAATGGTGAAGATATTACGCTGTTTAGTCCAAATGAAGCTAAGGGTTTATATGATGCTTTTGGGGATAATGAAAAGTTTGAAGAACTTTATACAAAGTATGAGCGATCACGCAATATTACATTTAAAAAGAAAATTCCCGCAAAAAAGTTAGCAGAAATTTATGCCCGTGAACGTCTGGAAACGGGACGTATCTATAGCATGAATATTGACAATGCGAATACGCATGGCTCATGGGATGTTCCTGTATATATGAGTAACCTTTGTATTTCTGGAGATTCGGCTGTAACCGTTGAAGTAAATGGTAGATTATGTACAATTCCTATTAAGGAAGTGGTTGAAATGTTTGAAATGGGTAGTGAAATAAAGATACTATCTTTTGATGAAGAACAGAATCAAGACTGCTTCTCGAAGGTATTAAACGCCGGTCGTATTGCCGAAGAAGCAGAGGTAATAGAAATTTATGATGAAGAATCTGGATTCTATTTAGAATGCACAGAAGATCATAAAATCTTCACTGAGAACAGAGGATATGTTAAAGCAGGTGAGCTAAATCCAGAGGATAAACTAAAAATCTTTACCTAATTTTAGGCTGTATGGTGTATAACTTCTATAGAGATACGGCAACCATTTTTTCTATAGGAGTAAATATGTATATTGTTTACAAAATAACATTTAAAACAACTCAAAAATCATACATTGGATATACAAGTAAGGGTCTTTTAGCAAGAATGCATAAGCACGTTAAGGATGCCGCTGCTGGTAGAGATTCACATTTTTACAAGGCGTTGAGATTATATGGAATCTCTGATTGTATTTTTGAAACACTTTTTGTTTCAGATAATAAACAGGAGGCATTGAACAAAGAAAAAGAACTAATAAAACAGTTTGATACAATAGATAATGGCTACAATATAGCACAAGGAGGGACTGGTGGATGGGTTATCCCAGACTCAAAATATAAAAGATGGGCAAAATCCATAGAAGATAGGACACAGGGAAGAAGCAATCCAAATTTTTCAGGAGTATCTAATCAGAAAATACTAGATCATGCCGAGGCTTTCTTTAAAGAAAGCGGTAATAAATTTATCCGTACACATTGGCAGAAATATTGCAAAGATCATGGTTTGCCACAAAGTTATACAAAGTTCAGATTTGGTGGTGGATACGAAAATTTCTTAAAAGCCTTTAAACAACATTTGGATTCAGAAGAGATTGAATATTCAGAACAAAGCTTCTTTTTAACAAAAGAAGAAAGATACACTCCAGAATTTAGTAAAAAAATCAGTAATACATTGAAAGATAGACATGCTCAAAATCAAAAGAACACAGAAGAAAATCCCGGTATATGACCTAACTGTAGAAAATACTCATAACTTTTATGCAAATGGGATTCTACTGTCGAACTGCCAGGAAATTATACACCCTACAAAGCCAATAAGTAATATTGAAGACTCAGAAGCTGAAATTGGCATTTGTATGCTATCTGCTATTAATCTTTTAGAGGTGAATAGCGATGAAGACATTCAATTCGCTTGTTCGGTAGCAATTAGATCTCTTGATTCGATCATTGATTATCAAGATTATCCAGTTGCCGCCGGTGAAAACTTCACTAAAAATAGAAGATCTTTAGGGATTGGTATTACAAATCTTGCTGGATTTTTGGCTAAGCACAAGGTATTCTATTATGATATTGCGGCACTTTATCTCATTCATGAGACAATGGAGAAAATTCAATGGCATTTGCTAAATGAATCTTGTAAACTTGCCGAAAAATATGGTGCATGTCCAAAGTTTAATGAAACAAAGTACGCTCATGGACTTCTTCCAATTGATTGGTACAAGAAAACTGTTGATAATCTTGTAAAACCTACTTATAATATGGACTGGGAGGATTTGCGTGAGCGAATTAAGAAATATGGCCTTAGGCATTCTACTGTCTCTGCTATTATGCCTTGCGAGTCTAGCAGTGTTATTCAAAACAGTACTAATGGAATTGAACCAGTAAGAAGTCTACTATCATATAAAAAAGCAAAGAACGGCATTCTAAAACAGATTGTTCCAAATTATGCACATCGTAAAAACTATTACACTCATGCTTGGTCTATGCCGGACAATAAAGGCATGATTAATATTGCCGCAGTTATACAAAAATTTGTTGACATGAGTATTAGTCTTAATCTATACTATAACTATATGAATTACCCAGAAGGTAACATACCTTTAAGTGTACTAATTAAAGATCAAATTTATTGCTATAAAATGGGAATTAAAAATTTATACTACTGTAACACTCCAGATTCTGATGGAGATACAGAAAAAGACACAAATTGTGCTGGTGGAGCATGTTCTATATGAGAGTCATATTAGAATTAATAGAATGGTTCCTCATAGGCTTCGTTGCTGGTTTGCTTTTGTTAATTATATCTGATTACTGGAGGATGTTATGGGTTTAATATTTTTATCTAAGTTTTTAAAAGTTCCCAACAAGAATAAACATATTAATGCGGAAGAGTTTTATTACTATATTAAAAGCACATCAGGAGACGATTATTTATTTACGTCTTCTGCTCTATCTGAAGCTAATAATAGAGCCATGAGAAATAAGGAAGATATTCCTGCTGGCGAATTATCAAGAAATCCTGCAAAAATAATTGAAGCTCTTGAAGCATCTTCTAAAGAGAACTCTGAACTATATCTTGAATTAAATGCAGTTAATCAAGAAAATTACAATCTATTTAAACGTGTTAGAACTTATAAAATTGTATCGCTGCTGCTTTCCGCAGCATTAGTTTTTGAATGTATTCGATTGATTTGGAGTTAAAATGAAGACTATTTTGAATAAAAAAAATGTAGATTATATGAAACAGCCCTTATTTCTAGGAGAAGATCTATCTCTCCAGAGATATGACAAATTCAAATATCCTGTGTTTTTTGATCTGTTTAAGAGGCAGATGGAATTTTTTTGGAGACCGGAAGAAATTGAATTAAAAAAAGACCGCAATGATTTCAAGGATGATAATATTATGTCTGAGAATGAGCGGTTCATTTTTACCAGCAATCTTAAATATCAAACTATGATGGATAGTGTCATCTGTCGTGGAGTTCCTACGCTTCTTGAATATGTATCAAATCCAGAACTTGAAGCATGTATGAAAACTTGGGAATTTTTTGAGCAGATTCATAGCTATAGCTATACTTACATTATCAAGAATGTCTATAATGATCCGTCTAAAATTCTTGATAGCTGTCTAACTGATAAGGAAATTCTTAAAAGAGCAGACGTTGCTATTAAGGAGTATGACGCATTAAATAAAATCACTAAAAGTAAAAGCCATGTCGATCTAAAAAAGCAAATATATCTTACGCTTATTAGTATTAACATTCTAGAAGCTGTTAGATTCTATGTTAGCTTTATCTGTGCATTTGCTTTTGCTGAAAATAAAAAAATGATCGGCAATGCAGATATTATTAAACTAATTAAACGAGATGAGGCACTACATCTTTATAATACTCAAGAGATCCTGAAGATTCTACATAATGTAAAAGATGAAGGATTTATTCAAGTCGCCAAAGAATGTGAAGAACTTGCTTGTGGTATGTTTGATTCTGCGGCACGAGAAGAAAAAGAATGGGCTTCCTATCTATTTAAAGACGGATCTATTATTGGACTTAACGAAACGGTTATGCATCAGTATATTGACTGGCTATGCCATTCTCGACGTAAAGCAATTGGGCTACCATATGAAACAGGCATGAAGAATCCTATCTCTGGATGGACCGAGCCTTGGCTTAATAGCGAGGCAGTACAGGTAGCTCCTCAGGAACATGAGATTACATCTTATAAAATCGGTGCTAGTACAAACGATTTGGATGAAATGGATTTTGGAGACTTAGGGTTATGAAGACACCTGATGATATAATCTTTGGAGATGAAGTATATGTACAAACATTTCCTGTAGAATACACATCAACTAAAAAAGGACTAAAATTAATGGAAAATTACAATATTATTGATCTAATTGAAAAAGTCGTTGACTGGCATCATGCCCGTAATTTAATTGATGGGGCCACAGATAAAGATCAATTTTGCAAACTAATGCAAGAAGCTGGTGAATTATCTGACAATATCTGCAAGAA